TTACGACACGAATAGTTTTCGTTCGGCTTCGCGCCGTTTCACGAGATCATCCAAAACCTTTCCATCATCATGGCACCAGTGTGCAAATTCATTCGAAGCACCTTCATAATCCTTTGCATTGAGCTTGCGCAGTAGAGTTGATGTATGAAGATTTCCAAGGCCTGCGTTGTAGGCGAAATCAATCAGAGCATCAAATTGATTCTGGGTCAACGGAACCGTTACCAGCTTGAGCACTCCTGGAACAAACTCTTGTTGAAGCTTATGCATCATGAGATCCGCAGCCCGCTCCTGTGTGATCGGAGGATCGGTCATTTGCACATGCGTACCATCCTCATAGTATGTTGAGCCATACCCGATGGTTGGGACTTTACCTGTATCCAAGTAAGGGTGCGAGCGGAACTCTTCTTCCTGCTCAATGATTGCGATTTCATTCTTTGATACGTTCACTTTGTTACCTCAAGATAAGGATGAGCAGTCCACCAAGGACTGCGGAAATAAGCGCGGTGATGGCATAGCCTTCCACACTCGGTTTATTTGTTATTTGCGCAGAGTCCCGTACCAACTTGATGACGGTGTCCTGCGTATGAATGATTGTGTCCCGCAATGCCTTTGCTGAGTCACATTCATCAAGCGCCTTGCTTAACGTATCGAAGGCATCTAGGCAGATCGTATCGCGAAAGGGAACGGTGTCGTGCATGGGAATTGTATCGCGCTTGATCATCGCCTTTGCTTTGGCTCGAAGATCTCTTTCGACAGTATCGTGCTTGATCACGGATTGATATACCGTGTCGGCCTTGTGCTCTGCCGCCTGAATCTTTGCACCGACATCCTTCGCAGAATTGTTTCCCATGGGAAAAGGCCATGCAAGGAATGCTAAAATCGACAGCAGAATACATACAACGAAGATTAAGATCTTTTCCCTATCCATCTTAGGCTCCTTGTGCGTCAGAGCCTTGTGTGGCCGATGGGGCGTCTTTATTGAGCTTCGTCTTCCCCGAGAATACGTAGGCCATCAATGCAATTATGATGGCAGCAAAGCCAGGAGGCGTATCAATTTGATGCTTGGTGAACATATAGGTGGCCGCGCCTGTAGTAAGGGCTAGTAGGCTCCGTCCAAGGCTTCCTTTCAGCAACCCTTTAGCATCCTTGTCAGCCAGTATTGGGCTGATTCTTGCGATGATGTTGTTCATGGTTCTCCTTGATTTGATTGTTTGTCGTTCATAGAATCACCTGCCATAATGAGACCCCACCGATCTCGCGGCGCAGGTCTGCAAAGACTTTTCCTTTGCGAAATAACAGAGAAGATCCAGGAACGGAAATTCCTGTTTCCTTCCAGCCTTCGCCCGAGAGTAGTTTCGCCACAGTCTCTAGGCTTGCACTTCCAAACGAGCGCAGCTGTTGCTTTGTTGTCATTGGAACCTCCCGATGATCTTGTCAAAGTTGAAGTAGACGCAGACGTTGAGGATCGCAGCTGTGAGGCCATAAATGAGTTGATTGATTCCTCCTCCGGTGCGGAGCCCCCAGAACGCAGCCCCGATATTCAATGCCACCATGACTACAGCGAACCAGTTCATGCCCGCAGGGATATTTGGAAACCAGCCCATCGCAGCAATCATGCAGAAGCCGACGAAGGCTTGGAGTCCAAGGGATACGACTATGGCGATAGTGAAAAGAATTTGGGTTATCATCACATCGCCGAGAAGTTGAGGTTGACCTTTTCCCATTGCTCCGAACCCAGTTCTGTCTTCACCTTACGGCGAAGATTGATGTACTGGCGTGTGCCGCGTACCTGCATGCTATGGCGAATCAGATCCATCGCTTCGCGCCAGCGGCGATCCTTGATTTCAAGGGAAAGTAAGCGCACGATCATTTGCCGATTCACATTTCCCTTCTTGTCCAAGTTGAATGCCTGGCGTACGATTGCTGTGATCTCGTCGCGCGATCCTTCTGACCACTCCGTGAAGCATTCGTCGATCTTGGTTTTCGCAAGACCTAAGCGCTCATCAAAATCGATCATGTCGTTGATGACGATCTCGACCAGTTTGTCTCCTGAGAAGTTTGTCAAAGTCAGATTGCCCTTGCCTTCACGCTTGGTATTCGTTTCTTTCTCAAGCCACAGTAAATAGGACTCAATCAGAGTGAGCACCGCTTCCTTGGTCTTGAGCATCATCTGCTCTACCTTATCCACTGCGGTATGAATATCTTCTACGGCCTTATCGCGCTTCTTCTCGACTACGGGTACGTATTTATTAGGAACAGCGACTCCGCGAGGATTGATCCAGTTTCCCTTGTCATCTTTCTTAGCCATGTGAGGCCTCCATTGCTTTGGTATTGTTTGGTTTGATTGACTGAATAGACTTGAGGATCTGGCCTACTTGCGAGGCACTAATCCATTCGACCGATGGGATCGAGAAATGATTTTTAAGAAATGTGCGGAACGCCGCCTGCTTCTCTGGTAGCGTTGGCATGAACGAGATTCCTACAAACGCACCTTCAAGCATTCGGATCTGCTTTGGACTCGCAAAACCATTTCCACGATGTCCGAGATCCTCATGCCGTTTTACGATTCGCGTTGTCGCCTGTGCCTTGGGGCACATGGAAAGCAAAAAGGAGCATAGTGTACGGCATTGCAGTCCCGTGAGCGACTTGCTTGAATCGACGTTAAAGCGGTCACGTAGTAAGTCACGGTATTGCTCATCCGTCATGCCAAGGCGATTCACCAAGGCGTGAATGGAGCGAGTATAAGGAGAGGTCTGGTTCATGCAGCCACCAGCATTTCAGATGCGCGAAAAACAATCTCTGGCGTGAGTTCTGACATTTCGTTGCGCCCCATGATATCCGAACACCACATCAACAAGAAGGAGAGTACGCGAGCGTTACGTCCGCAAGCTTTGCGTAGTGCAGACAAGGTGTCCTTGCTCACTTTGGGCTGCTCCTGTATAATCAAAGCATCTATGTCAAAATCTGTCAGTCCAGAGACGCGGCGAGGAATGAAGAGTCTGCGGTATAGCTGGGCATAATGTGTGGGATCACCCTTCAAGTTTTTCTCAAGGCGTGGCATTCCGCAGAGTGCAATGCCAACCTTTGCTTTGTCATTCACACGGCGAATCAGTTCCAAAGCGCGGTACGGTAACTGCTCTGCTTCATCTATGATCACAAGGCGTCCAGATCCGCGCAGCTTATTGACTACACGGTTGAACAGGTCGTGAAGACTTCCACGCGTGTCGAGGTTGAGCGCGTCGCAGAGGTCGATGAACAAAGCCCGCGCCGTGTAGCCTGGATCGGCCTCGATCAGAATTACTGCGGGGTGCTTCATCGCATATGCCTGTAACGCAGTTGTTTTACCAACTCCCGAATCGCCCGTGAGCATTCCCATGGAACGCTTCTGCAATACAAGGGTACAGTATGCGTGAATCGCCTTGTATGTGCTGGTCTCAATGATGCCATGCTCCATTGATTCCAATTGTTCCTTCGCATTGGAAAGGAAATCGGCAACCAGTTTGTCAATCTCCGTGACGTCGCCTTCATACTTGCCCTTGAGCCAGGAGTTGATCAGCGAGGGGCTACGGCCAATGGCCTTGGCTACAGAGACCTGCGTGGATCCTGTCGAGTCGATATATACCGTGAGTCTTTTTTGCAAAGTATCCATGGTGCTGCTCCTTATCCCTGCTTCGCGAACGGAACTTCATCCGGCCATACGATCAGGATTGGTTTTTCGTTTGTTTCATTCTTCACGAACTGCGCGAGGTCGCCTTTGCCCACTCGGGCATCGGCAGCAAGTATCTTGGCGTCGTGGTCGTGGCGAGTGATCTGTGTAACGCCTAGCGGGTTCAGGACATTGGCTCTTCCCAACGCTGTTCCCATGGCGTGGATCATGTCTCTCGCCTCGTCTTTCGTTGCATCGGGAACCATCTCACGAACCATTTTCTCTGCACGCTTGGTGCGGGCGATATTTTCTGCGAGTTGGGTCTTGCCAATGACATCGTCATGGCTCACGAGTGCGTTTACAGCCTGCCATAGCATGGCCTCGCCAATGAGTGCTCCGCTTGAGTCATAAGCCCATGCAATGCGCAAGTCTTCGGGGTCATAGCGCAAAGTGATTTCACGGCCTTGGTTCACTGGCATCCATTCCGCCCAGAACTGGCATTCAAGTTCGCGCAGGCGGAAGCCCTGGCGATGAATGCGCCCCGTCGCTGTTCGCGTGGTAAGCATGCTCGCGGTCTCTTGCGTCACGCGCCGCATCTCGGTACGTTGCACAATCAACTCACTCCATAATTCAGAGCGGCTCTTGCCCTGATGGTTCTTGCCTTCGCTCTTGATTGCGGGAAAAACTTCGGACATGAATTTATTGGCGAGCCCCTGAAAAGCCTCCCAACCGATTGCGAGACCACGCTTCACGACGTTCTTCAAAATCTCTGGCTTCTCAAGTACGTTGCCACCCTTGTAGCTGTTGAACATCTTGTCGAAGTTGCCTTTGATCGTGAGGAAGTTTCGCTCGATGATCTTTGACTGTGCTCGTTGCACGATTGCAAAGTGTGGATGGATATTAAGGCGGCTCAACAAGGCTTCGGCCTTCTGTTCGTCTTCCACGATCTTGTGCCCTCGCGTCTGGCCTGAAAAATCCTTGTTGCGAAATTCTCTTCCATTGTCGAGATAAACTTCATCAGGTAATCCATACATCTCAATGCCGTTGCGGATTGCACGCAGAACATTGTCAGTGCATGGTGCGGAGAGATGAATGTGCCAACCCATGGGCATGCTGGTGCGCATATCAACAAATAAGGTGATGTAACATGTCGAGGGCTTCGCTTGTCCATCCACTTGCACAAACACATCCCATGTTCGCGTATCGCCAACCCAGACCGAGCCCGCTGGCATCGTGTACTCGCGATCGATATGCACGCCATGCGCATCGTTGTAGCGCTTACGCCCCTTGCGGGCATACGCAAGTACGGCCTCGTCTAGTTCTCTGCTCACACGGCGCTGGAAGGCGTGGATGCTCGGAAAATTATCACGTGAGGCTGTCAGTCCGTCCTCAAGGCATTTGCCAAGAGCAATCTCGCGAGCCACAGGAATTGATGGAGCGCTCGGGCGAAGGTATGCCCACTTGAATGCTTCCCACATCTCATCGGTGACGGTTGAACCAACAACGCGAGATGGAGTGATGAGACTCATGCGTCCGAACTCTGCAACTTGCGCCCTTGTTCGGTAAATACTTTGCGCACTCACTGCCATGTCAGGATTTGCGCGACTCCAGTGCTGTGCCCAGGACTCAAGCTCTAAGCGGCCTGTGATACCTTCGCTTCGTGAAAGAATCAATGACCATTTGTCCGCATGGCGCTTGGTACGAGCGCTTGCCTTTGCATATACGTTGGCATAAGCTTCGGTGTCTTCTACAACAATTTTTACTTCGGGAATCTCTGGCAACTTTTCAACCTGATACCGCACAACGGCGTCATGTGGAAGACTTGCAAGGCGTACTTCCATGTGCTTGCCACTTGATCCTGAGACGATGCGAGTGTCCCACATACGTTTGCCCTTCACTACCGCGCGTGGTGTGATCTGCATGGCATTCGCGGCGTCATCTGTACTGATCCATAAGTTCATGATTCCGCTCATTGAATGCGCTCCTTTACAAGTGGCGCAGTTCCATCAAGAATGAGGCGTGTCATCTCGTTCCAGCATTCAGATCGATTGCAGGTGGGAAAGCCATTGAGCGTCTTTGCGTGAGGACGGTCGCAGCAGACGCAGCACCATTGGCGAGGTTCGCTGACGCTGTATAGGCGTGTCATGATTCCTGCTCCACGACTTCGACCATGCAGTCACGATCCAAGGGCGTGCTTATCACAACTTCAACGCGGTCATCAAGTTCAAGCCTTGTGGAGTCGGCTTCAACTGGCTTTGGTTGGGGGTTAAATGCCGTAACCATATACGACCAAGACACAAGAAGATGACTTAGGGAATTATTGATTTGCTCTATCAGCAATGGTTCTTCGCGGGCTAGATTTCGCAGATCCTTTTCGAGCCCCTGAAACTTGAGGGTGAGCGGTGCCGATGGATCTTGCGAGTGACGTAACTGACGAATTTTTTCACGACGATTCTTTCTATTGGATTGATATTGCATTAGTGCCTCCTGGTGAGAATTTTGGTTGATTCTGGGACGGTGATTCCCTGCATCAACGTGCCGCTGTAGCAACTGCCACGGCCTCCTTTCTTGTGCTTCCATCCGCATGAGCATTTACTTGGGTCTGATCCGTTACCGCCTCTGGTGCATTCGGAGCAGTCAACACAAAGCATTCTTGCCGAGTCATAAAATGAATGGATCTTCATGGCCTTGCCTCCACGGTTATGTCCGAAATCCCGATTCGCTCCAAGAAGCGTTCTGCGGATGCGACGGCTTCTTTTATGCATTCCTCGTCGGAGAAGCCATTACTTCCGCAATTGACGCCAGCATTGAATCCTGCTTCAAAAGCGCCTTCAATAGTGGACAGAGGATACAGCGTTAAACTCATACCACCTCCTCGAAATACTGTGCGACGATATAGCCGATGAAGTCCTTGTCCGTCTTGAACTCCTTGCCCTCGGCTTTAAGTCTTGCACGCTCTTTTGCGAGTTGCAGGGTGACGGGTTCTGCAAACGTCATGCTTATATGGCGAGGGAAGAATTCAAGTTGCTCGCCTGGCTTTGCTGTGTCATTGGTGGTCTGTGGTACGTAGTTGATCTTGCGGGTGATCTTGTACTTGCCAGTCTGGCGGATGGAGGGAAGAACCTCGCCAACGACCCACTCCTCGAATTTGCGTGCTTCTGATTTTGTGGATTGCATCACGAGCCGGTAGATGTCTCGTTCTGGGATCACAAGCATGGGGCGGTTTTGCTTGCCGTCATGGATGACAATCTTGGCCGTTGCTCGGCAATGCTGCTTGATTGCCTGGTCGGGGTTTTCATAGCCTAGGATTTTGGCAACATCCAATGCTACCGCCATGACCTCGCCATCAGTTGATTTTTCAAAGCGGATATCTTTTCCTTGAAAAATTCGGTAGATGACCTTGGTTTCCTGTCGATCCTTGATTCCAGCTTCTTCGGGTACCTGATCCCTAATTTCTAGGGATGAGGTCTCTGGTGAATCGACTGTTTGAAGTGTCTTTTTAGGCATATTCAAGCCGCCTTGATTTGAAGGACACCAAGGTCATTGAGAAGATCTTTCAATTGATTGTTTGCTCGGTAGCCTGTAGCTACCTCCCTTATATATGAAGGGCTGTAGGTCTTTCCAGCCAGTCGAGACACCTCTTTGGCAACCTCTCTCCACGAGAATCTCTCGATGGTGAACTTGTTGTTTTTGTTCATAAGACTCCTGCGTTTATTATGTTTCGTTTGTAGTGGTGTTTAATGACCACTACATAAAGGAATTTACAACCAGGTAGTAAAGTTGTCAAGAGATAATTACAACTCAGGTATATTTTCTTTGCCAGATGATGTAAAGCGCTTTGCAAAAGATCGTTATGGATCAATGAGCGGCTTGGCAAGGGAAATGGGGATTAGTCCACAGCATCTGCACGCATATCTCAGTGGGGCTAAAACTTGGGGAGCTACCTTTACGAATAAGCTCCAAGCTGCGGGTTATACAAGAGCACTAGAAAATCTTGATTCAAACTCGGTAGTAAAAGAGGAGTTTGACAGTAATTGTTTAAAGAGTTCTGCCTTTCCCGACATTCGCAGAGCATGTCAGCTTCTACGCTGTACAGCTGATGATATTGCTCAAAGTGTAGGAGCTCCGAGATCGTCAGGGATATCGTGGATTGAAGGGCAATCTCGCCCAAGTTACGATCAACTGGTAATGTTATATCACCAAGTATTAGCGTTGGCTATACATAGCTGCGAAGTTCGCGAAGCTCAGGTTAGCCACCCAAAGAAGGCTGTGGGATAATTCATCGCAGGAAAAACCAGATTTGGATTTAAACCAGGGGGAAATATGTCAGAACAGCAAACCACACAAAGTCCTAGATGGTTCATGATAAGATGGGCTGTCATTATGTTTTCTATAACCATTTTGATCGGGGTAAGTGGTGCATGGGGTCAAGCACTGCTTCCGCCAGAACCTGCGCAGGAAACCCCAAAACGCAATCCGATACTCTACCCTTCAGGCCTTCAAACACAGAAAGCAAATAAGTTACTGTCTAAGTTCAATCTGCTGGCTGATGTTGAATACGAAACTTTAGAGTTCTCGGATATCAAACATAAACTGGGTCTTAGGGGCGATGAGTTAAAGTGCTCCATTCCTCACGATACAACTAAGCCAGAGACTGTAATTAGAGCAGACAATGCGATGGTCAATATGACGACCTGTTGGCAAATCATTTATTACAAAAGCATCAACCAGACGTGGATGCTTATGATTCGGAGAAACAACGACATGTCCGACTCATGGGTAAAGATCATCAAGGTTGTAAAAGGTCGAGACCCGAATCTCAATACGAAATGGGAATAAGATGAGTCGCATTGAAGAAGAAATGCGTGGTGCGAATAAGTGGCAGCATGCGATGTTTGGTTTGTTGTACACAACGATATTCGCTCTTATTGCCTGGTGCATCAATCATAAAGCCATGCTCGTGATTCTATGTGTAGGTGAAGGCATATCAATCGTGATCATGCTGTGCCGTTTCAAGCCGCTTGATCCTCGTATCGAGCACGATGACTGGAAACGGTCCACGCTGGTTTTTACAGGCGTCCTGGTCATCGCAACGGCTCTTGTAGGCTACCAGTTGTTTACGGTTGGCTATGTGATTGATGACGTTCCGCTTGTATTTCTCAAATGGAGGTAGATGATGAAGCCGTTTATAAGAACGATTATTGTGGCAATAGCCACACTGCTTCTTGGGTTCTCTCAAGCGACATTTCCTGAGTCATGCAAACTTACAAGAGCTATCCAGTTAAATTTCAACTCCACATTGGATGGCTGGAAAATGGTTGTTTTTTTTGCTTTGCCGTCACTACTGGTATTGATTTTCGATCTTATCGAAAGACGACGAATCAGAAAAGAACATCCCGAGGCTCCTGAGATTGTACTAGCCTCAATCAATGAGGCTGTTGGAGCAAAGAAGGATCGCTTCATGGATCACAAATGCATTCAAGAACAGGATACCTTTCTTGAAATCACCCAGCCAGAAAATCAATTGAAAGAACTAGTGCTTCAATTGCATACTGCGCTTGACAAAGTGATTGGAAACGAAATAGAAGCAGTTGCATTGGCTCAGTTTGAAAGTAACAAGGTTCAAAAGATTTACCATGCCCCTAAATCTAAAAGGCCAACGCTAACACCATCAGATCTTGGATCAGGAAACACCTTCTTCCATTATGTGCAAAAAACAGGGAAGCCTCAACACATAAAATCATTCAGAGAATTGAAGAGGGAGGGAGAAAAAGGAGGAAAGAAAATCCAGCAAAAGTTCTTATTCAAGACGGAAGAAGATATTGATGGATCAATAATTGGATATCCAATACGTAGCGGTGACGGCAACGTAGCTCTGGTGCTAACGATTTATTCAAAGAAAGCAGGAATTCATAAGCCGATGGAATCTGTCAGCCGCTTTATTAAAATGTATATGGATAGAATGGTTCTTGAAATTTGCTTGTACAAGATCAAGAACGACCACAGCAAATTAAAAGAGGTTTCCCATGGTCAACCAGGCTGAAATATATTGCAGCTACACTGAGCAGGAAGAAGCCAAGCGAATCAAGAGCTTCAATCAAAACCTAGCCCTTATCCAAAAGGCAAATCAAGATTATATCCGTATGAAAACTTTGCAGCAAATTCGTGAACAGCAGCAAAGACTCAATAATCGGAAAGATGCTCTGAAACGTTTATTGCTCCGCTTTGGATTTTGATTGTTGCTATGCGACAGGTGAGCAACATGAAGCAGGAACAAAAAGAATAAGCTTGCTTTAGTTCTTTGTGCTTTGTAGCTTGCGGCCATGCACGCCGAAAAGCCAACAATCAAAACGCCTCTTACCTACTACGGTGGCAAGCAGAAGCTCTGCAAAACCATCCTAGAAATGATCCCCGAACACAACCTCTACGCAGAGCCCTTCGTTGGCGGAGCTGCGATCTTCTTTGCGAAGAAGCCAAGCGGAGTCGAGGTCATCAACGACACCAACGGCGAGCTGATCAACTTCTATCGCACCGTGCAGCGTGACTTCGTGAGCCTTGAGAAAGAAATCTCCATCAGCCTTCACAGCCGTGAACTGCACGCCGACGCTTCGGCTGTCTACAACCGTCCGAAGCTGTTCAGCGAGATCAAGCGTGCGTGGGCTGTGTGGGTGCTTGCGCACATGAGCTTCAGTTCAATCTTGGATGGATCATTTGGCTACGACAAGAAGAAGGATTGCACAAGCAAGAAGATCCACAATGCACGCGAAGCCTTCAGCGAGGAAATAGCGATACGCTTGCAGGACGTGCAGATCGAATGCACTGATGCGTTGCGCATCATCACCAGCCGCGATACCGAGCAAAGTTTTTTCTACTGCGATCCACCGTATTTCAATAGTGACTGCGGACATTACGATGGCTATTCAATTGATGACTTTGAATGTCTGTTGAAGACCCTTTCAAAGATTTCTGGAAAGTTCCTGTTGAGCAGTTACCCATCCGATATCCTTGCGCAATATACCGCGCAGCATGAGTGGAAACAGAAGCAGATCCAATCAGGTGTTTCGGTGAACAAGGGTGGCGCAAACGGCAAGCGCAAGACCGAAGTGCTAACGTGGAATTATTGACACACAAATTAATCCCTGTGCATCAAGTTTCGGAAACTTGTATATTTTGGGCATATGGGAGTTGCTGGCGTCGCAAATGAAATGAAGATCGATGATCTTCCGGGAGACCTTCCGGCGGTGGCTGAAATCATCGGCATGGAGAAGACTCTTGAAATCTGGAAGATCTTCTCGGGCAATGCCCTGCGATTCCCAAGTAAGCTTCCCCGCGCATTCTGCGCACGTTACATCCGCAATAATTTCAATGGATCGAACCGACTCAAACTCAGCCGTGACCTCGGCATTGGCGACAAGACTTTTCGTACTCTGCTAAACATGAAAGGTCACTTCGGCCAAACTGATTTATTCGGTTCTACTCCCGCATCAGAAATCCAATGATAATGTTGTTCGCTGCTTGCACATCCTCTTGCTGCAATACGAGGTAAGGCCGCGCAGGGATCTTCACTCGGTGCGACTTGCGTCCTGCTTCCCCTCCAAACTGATGAATGCGTGCGTAAGGCTTTGGCTCTGGACCGATGCTTACGCCATTACCATCCACTTCATAATGGATGCTGCCCATGAGGCCACCACGCATTCCAAGGCCGACAAGAATCTTTCTTGATGCAATGCGCTTCGATGCCCGAGTAGTCAAAGTCTTCGTCTTCTTCCGCTTGTCAAAGTCCTTACCTCTAAGTGAGCCAATGAGTGTGGCTTCACTCAATGATTTCCATTTATCTGGGCGTCCACCTTCATCAAAATTTCTGCGTACGGAATTGGCCACCACGTTGCCAATGGCAAGCAACGCTGGACGCATGTCCCTTCCTCGTTGGCTCAGTTTTTCAAACAAGGACTTGAGCTTCTCGTCGTCTACTTCAATGAAGAATGGATTTGGCATAGTTGCACTCCGTATTGGGAATGGGTATATTGTTCACAGGTGGCGGTCTGGCGGGCTCACTGGCCTACGGTCTTATCGCTTCTTGCAACTCCTCGGTGAAGTCGGTTGCACACCAGGCTCCCTTTTTAGGGAGCCTCCTTTTTTTGGTAGACAAGAATTCCCGTGCGTTGGTCACTGAGCTGCGAAGGCTTGAAGCGGTACGCAGTCCAGCTGACAAACTCACCCTTCTGCGCATCGAATACAACCATAATAGGCTTCTGCTTTCCCTTCTCGGCAAAGACCTTGATGAACCGTGCACGGATCGCAACTTTGCCCGTGGTGCTTCTCATGAAGGCAAGGCGAACTTCATCAGGAGATGTCATTGCAGATAGCAGCGCATCCATGTAGAGCTGGCGGTCTCTTCGGTCAATCTCTGAGAAATGCTTTGCGAGCTCTTCCGAATTCACGTTGAACGCATAGGTGAACTCACCAAGTGGAATGAGCACCTGGCGCACACTGTCGCCGGGAAACAGCGCATCGAGCTTGCTGTCCATCGCAGCCTTGATCTCATCCTTGGTGTTGAGGGTGAGCGTTTCCGTTTGCTTTGGATATGCATGGATCGGCAGGCTGGGCAATGATCCCTCTGCGACTTGCGCGGGCTGTGGAATTACTTTCCACGCCTTCATGGAAACGCCTGGCTTGCCATTCGCTGCGTCACCAGGGTTGTAGTCCCATCCGGGATCAATTCCTTTGTGAACCATCATGACTTCGCCAGTGTCGTGGTCGATATGCTCTACCATGGGATCTGCGGGAGCCTTGTCTGAGACAGAGAGTCCTAGTTCCTTCACATCGTAGCGGCTCACGGCTTCCTTGCGGCACCGGCAATGCCATCCGCATGGAGGCGTGTGTGAACTCCACCAAGGATCGTCAAGCGGAAGGACTGTGTTGTGCCACGCTCGATGTGCAGGACGTTCGCGACCATCCATCATGCAGACATAGCGGCCATAGGGAAAAATTTTGCGCACCTCGGGATCTTGCATTTGGCGTTCGCGACCTGCGGAATGAGCCACGGCCATGTTGGTGCTGTAGATGATTTCAGAACGCCAGTTGCGCGAACCGTTGTATTGCCACCCAGTTTTCGCAACGATGGAGTCAAAATCTTTCCTGAATTCCTGAAGCGTTTTTCCTTCTGCTATTGCACCATCGACGGCCTTGCGGAAATCTGCAAGCAGATCATCACGCATTGCGCCTGCAACGACGAAAGCCTTTGCATGCATCTGGCCTTGCAAGTCTTTCCATGTTGCCGTGGGCAAGTTGATCTTGCTGCGGAAATAATCGACAGCCTCCTTGAACGGAGACGTGCCGAACTGTACATCGGCCTTTGGCATTACAGAAGCCCAGCCTTTTGCATGATCTCGAAACGTCCCTTGAGATTCGCAGCAAGAAACGCTTGTTCCATTTCTGGTGCGATAGCTTCGACATCGACGTTGTCATAAGTCTCAAGCAGCTTGTCGCGGACTTCCTCAAGGCTTGTTGCCATCTCGACAAGCGTTCTGATAGGTGAGAATAATTCGGTCTTTGCTGCCTGCGATGCGAGCTGGATTGCGCCTGCGTCAACATCAGTCAAGCCACCGCTGGGCTCACCTGCGGCAAGGTTGAGTGGAGAGCCTTGTGGCGGCGCAGGTTCCTTTGAGAGATGCGCTGGTGAGAATCCATATGCCTCGATAAAATATTGAGGAGTGAAGCGTGCTCCACTTTGCGTGAGCTTGAGGTCACGAGTCGCAAGATCTTCTTTCAGATCCTGTGGTGCGACAAGGCTCCACCAAGGGCGGTCGGGTGTTCCGAAGTTGAGATCCCACATCCAGCCCACAAGCTGGTTCATCACACCATGTACCAACGTAGCGTCGTCCTTTGCAACATCTTGCCCAACTTGGTAATGGGTCTGCGCTGCAGCACGACTTCCATTTTCACCAATGTCTGCGGTAAGTGTTTGTCCTAAGATCGCTTTGCTGATTTGCTTGTCTGCCCAGTTGCACAGCTTCTCATAAATGTCTGCGCTTGCGCCCTTCTGGGCGGCCTCGATCAGCTGCACCGATCCGTCCTCGGGGATCACTGCGCAGGCATCCTGGATCATGCTGTACAGCGAATCAAGGAATTCTTCCTTGTCTGCTGGCGGAGAGTTGCGTGGATACTTGCCCACGGCAAATACGCCTGCATACTTTTCCACAAACCGCATCCAGAACTTGACGCCTCCACGCTTGAACGTGACAGGCCAAAAACACTTGTCGAGATATCCGTCTCCATAAGGGTTGTCGAACTCGGGCTCGTTCTGCACAAGGAGGAAACGGTAGGGCTGCACAGGAACTCCCATCGGGGCATCCCGCGTAATCATCATGAGCGCGTTATCTGAGAAACGGAAGGCGAAGCTATCCATTGGCTTGCCTATGATCTTGGAAGGCCATACGCGGCCTCCATTGTATTCCCACAGAACTTCCAGCACGGCAACGCCACGCGCCGTTGCTTTCATGGCCTGCGTAACGATGTCGCGGACATCGAGCTTCCAGAGCGCATCTGAGATTTCCTTGCGTGGACCATCTGGTCCTTCCGACAGTGTCCATGGGCAGTTGCGCACGGCACCAAGGCGCTTACGCTCCTCGCCTGCAAGATGGGCATCTTTGCTGAGATTTCGGTGCGTATCGGAGACTCGCCCCATGCGGCGCAAAATGAAGTTGGGGTTCGGCAGGTTTCCGATAGCGTTCCATCCGATTGCCTGCCTGGTGAGGATCTCTTCGCCAGTGAGCTGTTCGGGGGCTTTCTTCTTCGTCATGGGGGTTCCTCTGGTGTTTTCTGCGGGGTTGTCGGGTGGCTTTGTCTTGGTTTGCCTAGAACCCCATTTAACTGGATTCAAAAACGATTATAGGAGGTCAGGGAAAGCCAATACCCGTCCAAAGCGATTGTGGGCTCACAGGGCTCCGTAGCGGGTTTCTATTTAATGTCATTAGCTCATCCTGCGAAATGGGTTGTTGCCATCGTCGAACTGATCTTCCTCACGCCGACGGTCGCGGAAGTCCTTGCGTTGTGAGCGCGTCGTGACGGGTGGAATTCCTGCGGGAGTGTTACGTGCTGAATTGACGGCAAGGGCAAGTGCCCAGAAATGGTCTGCGTGGCCGATGTTGACTTCGTTCTCGTTTTCTTTCTTGTCACTCTCTTCGGCATCCACATCAAAGCGAATGTTGCCTGCGCCTGTCACCATCTTCTTGATGCTGTTCAGGCTGCGCCGTTGTACATCATCTTCAGGAATGAATACCGAGACCGTATCGAATTCCTTATAGAGGTTGTTTGAAAGCGTGGCCTTGAGTGCATTGCCGAAGGTTACCGCTTCTACTTTGTATGTACCGAATTCGATCTGTGCATCTTCTGCGAGGTTCATGCCGAGACCTGATGCGTCAATGCTTGCACGGACTAACGTGGGTAGTTTTAAATATGCGAATAGAATCTTTTTCTGATCCTCGAATCGCATCTTTTCCATGACTCGGATTTCGCGCACCACAAGCTGACTTGCAATTTCCTGCAAGACATAGATGACGGAGAGATGCTTCTTGCGTGCAATGTCATAGCCAAGATACAGTGAACCAGGAATAGTTGCAGGATCCGCGAGGATCCCCTTGCGTTCTGCTCGAAGGATCATAGGCAATGGAAGGAATGGATCCTTGCTATCCTGTGGCTTGCAGAAAAATTCCTCCATGGCATCTTCGGGCGTTTCGCAAGCGTCGATGAGCTCTTGGATCCATGCATCGCGCTCTTCGGGAGTCGTTTCGCGTCCAGTGATCTTGTCATAAAGACCCTGATCAACTGCTTGTCGAATCGTAACTTCGTGCAGTGATGCCTTGAACTTGTTCTTGCCACTGCGAATGCGTTCAACGAAGGCGTTGAAGAGCGTGAACTTTCCATTGTGTGTCGAGATGACTGTGAGGTTGTACCCCCAGACGAGCGCCGCTGGAAGCGCGGCCTTCCACATGGCGCGAGCATGCGGGTGATGTGCAAACTCATCAAGGATGATGTCGCCACCCTTGCCTCGGAACCGCTTGGGGTTCGAACTAAGTACTGTTATGCGGCTTCCATTCGCAAAGCGGATGGTAAGATTGAGGACTCCTTTTTCCTCGTCAGCATATTCAATTTCTTCTCCACCTTCCTCTAACGAAATTTCGCTTGCAGATGCGTTGAAGAAGCGAAGCCAGTATTTGCACTCTTCAATGAAATCCTCGCCGCCCTCTTCATCCGCACCAGAATACCATACGCGGTGATTGATCTTTTCAATACATCTTGAAACGCTCTTGAATGCCGATGAAAATGTTTTTCCAATGCGGCGTGATGCACTGAAGAACGTGATCTGTGCGGTATCACGCACGAAGTCACTCTGGTATGGCAGAAGGAAGCCAGCAAGCTCCAGCGCAAATTCATTCTTTGCGACAACGCCCATTAGGTCAAGCCCATCCGCTGTAAGATGCGCTGATGCATGGTTGCGTCTGCCTTCTTCTTGGGCTTAGCCGCTTCAAGCCCCTTTTCGTATTCGTTGCTGCGCTGGATTGTGTCGACTAATTGGCGCATCGCGTTAATCTGTTTGCTATCGATTACACCTTGTTCAATCAGTTCTTTGAGTTTACGCGAAGCTGTGTGCGCGAGCGAATAGAGATTCTCGTTTAACTTCGTCTTGTCGAATCCAGCGAGACTACGGGCTTCATCCCATTTATCTTCCTTGCGCCAGTCGAGCAATCTTCGTTCACTGATGCCAGCCTTGATCGCTGTAGCTTTTGCCGAAAGGCCGCTCACGACATAAAGTTCGCGGGCAATCAGTTTCTTGGTATCGTCGGGAGTTCTGCTCATGGTGTCACCGCCCCGCGTGTGCTTGGCAGCATGCGCTTACTAAACGGAGCTGCGCGTCTGAACGATCTTGTGACTGCTGCAATGTTTCTTTCCATCGCTCCATAAGATCGTCTTGGCTCTTCATCCATTGCATCATGCTGTCTGCTTGATTTGTAGTCCACCTCCGCTCTTCGCTAAGATGGTATCCAACCAGCAGGCCAGTGGTAACGACCGTCAGTCCATATTTCTTCAAAATCTCTTCGATGATGCTTTGCATGCACATAACATGCCTTCTTCTTCCACCTAATCCGACGCGCATAACTCCCTCCATTTTTCCGTGACTTGTTCGTGGAAAAATGAATGGCAATTTGTGCGGAGAAAGTCATGCTGTCTGTGCCGCACTCTCCGGGTATGTTTGTGCCATGAGAAACAACAAATCCAATCGATTCCTCTGGCTCCAGATCGCTCTCGTGATGCTGGCACTCTTTGTCTCTGTCGCCTCGGGTCATCCTGAGCCGTGCGTATTTGCGGGAGGCGTTGTTGCCGCCGCTCCTTCGCTCGCAGTGCAGCCAGTGAACCCATGGTTCGATGCACTCAAGCCCGGAACATTCCGCGCCTTGAATAACAAGGACTATACGCTATCGCTGACCGATGTGCAGACTGCATGTGCGCAGATCAACGAGCAGGTCAAGAACTGGGTTCCACCGATTGTGAAGGGGCACCCACAGGTTGCCTCGCCGCGCGAAGGCTCTATCAAAGGAGCTCGCATGAATGGTGAGGTGATGCAGCTTTGTGCAGCCGATCTAGTACCGTCATTTGCCGAAGAATGTAAGACTGGTGCATATACCAATGTATCCGTTTCCCTGTATCCTGATTTGACGTTGCGGCACTTGGGCGTACTTGGTGCTCATATGCCTGCTGTTGTTGGGCTTGATCCTATTTCATTTGGGCAGGGCGAGTTTATCGAAACCGATAAGGGCAAAGATTCTGCAAGCATCATCTTCGCAGCTGGAGAAACTGATCTGACGACTCTCGCGCAGTCACAGGATTCCCTCGTATATCGCTTGCGTTGGCGTCTTGAAAGTGCGCGCGATCTGTTCCGAAAAATCCGCGACTACATCATTGATAAAGATGGTTTGGAAAAAGCAGATTCCATCCTTCCAACAAGCACGATTGATAGCGTTGATTTAGGTGATGTGCCTTCTGTTTCATTCTCTGCTCCCGTAGAACCAGCTCCCGCAACTCCTGCTCCCTCCACTGCTGTCGTTCCAGGCTCGTCTGCGGCTCCGGCTGATCCCGCCCGCGTCGAACAGGAGCGGCAGCTTGCAGAAGAGAAGGTTGCACGGCAAAAAGCGGAAGATGAGCTAGCGTCATTTAAGAATGAAAAGCGTACCGCTGAATTTGCTGCTCTCTGTGATAACACGATCAAGGCTGGCCGCATGACCCCTGCGATGCGAAGCCCGCTTGAAGCGTTGTTCAAGGCGGCTGATGCGGGTAATGGGCGCATTGAATTTGGTGCAGGAGAACCCAAGGATACGATCAAGGTGATGGAGTCTTTCCTTGCATCAATGCCAACGGTCATCGATCTCGGTGCAGGAGATCCTAAACCACCTGCGTCATCCCTAAGTGCAGAAGCCGTTGCTACCAAAATTACCGTGCTGGCCTCAGCTGAGGGAATCGGCACATCCAAGGCATTCGAAAAACTCAGAAACCAAGGAGAAATCTGATGAACCCTGATCTCATTATTGGGCAACTGGCACAGGGTGCCATCCCTCCCAAACGTATTGTCGTCATCGGCTCCGCCGACGATACTGTCAAGCTTCCCACGTCTGCAAGCGAAGCCTTGCTCGGCGTGAGCGACCGTGGACCAACCATTGATGGCGGAACTTGCGATGTGCTTCTCGACGATATCGGTGAAGTGGAATTGGGTGGCACAGTCACCCGTGGCGACCGCTTGACCGCGAAGATTCCTGCACAAGGCGAAGATGCCACAGGCCTTGCCATCAAGGGTAGCGCAACTACTGCATCGGTCGGCATGGCCTTGCAGAGCGGAGTGTCGGGCGACATTATCCGTTTCCTCATCGAACGTAACCCTGCCGTCACACCAGCCTAACCGGAGATCACCATGGATTGGAAAAGTCTTCCATACATTTTCAGCGTAACGCCAACAGTCAGTGGCTTCGCTATGGCATACTCGATCCTCGGCCTAGTGGCTGATGAGGTCATGCCACGCATTGACAACATGAACGGCAAGGATGCATTCAAGATGCTCATCCGTGAGCCAGGTGATGCAATGCGCTCCATCAACGATCGCGTTGGCCGCCGTTCCGAACCAAAGGAAATCGAGTTCACTGGCCGCGAAGCGACCGATAGCTGCGAAGTCCATGCGCTCCAAGGATTCGTTGGCCAAGACGACATCATCAACAGCGACCAGTCCAAGTATGAAAGCTTGGTCAACAGGGAACAATCTTCTGTTCTCGAAACGATTACCCTGCAACGTGAGCTGCGTGTGATCAAGGCCGTGCAGGATCCAAGCAACTATGCAAATGTGCTCGATATGACATTTGCACAATCGCTTCTGAATCCCGATGCAAAGCCGCTCGAACTGATTGGCGACTACATGCTCAAGTGCCTGATGCGCCCAAATCAGTTGCGCATGGGTGCTTCGATCTGGCATAAGCTGCGTACACATCCGAACGTCATCAAAGAAGTGTACGGTGCCGCAAGCACCAAGGGCTTTGCGGTTCGCGCTGATATCGCTGCGGTGCTTGAAATTGACAAGGTGATCGTCGGAGATACCAAGGTCAACAGTGCTGCGAAGGGTCAAGACAATAAGATCATCACTGCATGGGGCGAAACGATTTCTGGTGCGTATGTGAACGCACAGGCCACCAGAACCGAAGGCTGCATCACCTGGGGCTTCACTGCTCAGAATGGTCCTCGCTTCGTCAAGCTTGTCCTCAACGAGAAGAAGGGTGGCCGTGGTGGCGTTGACGTCATGGTCGGCGAAGTGGTCAAGGAAGTTGTCGCGGCAAAGGACTGTGGCTTCCTTCTCTCCAACGTTCTCGCTCCTTCTACCTGAGGCATTGATCGATGGAATACTGCACCGTAAAGGATGTGCTCAGCCAGGTACCGCGTGAGCGGGCGGTTGAGCTCTCAAATGACTCGGAGAGTCGCCTTGATGGTGCGGAGCCTGTCGAGTCAGTGATTCAGAGCTGCATTGATGCGGCTCGCTCCATCGTCGACGGCTATTTGCGGTCGGTGGTGAGCTTGCCGCTTCCTAGCGTAGATCCGGTCTTAAAAACTGTGACCCGCGACTTGGCAATTTTTGAACTCTACAAACGCCGCATTGTGCTGGATATGCCAGAAGGACTGGCGAAGCTACGCGATACGGCTATTGCGACCTTGAAGGGCATTGCGTCCGGGACAATTCGGCTTGACTTGCCTACAAGTGGTGCTGAACCCGCATTCAATCCTCGTGTAAGGGCTCCTCAACGCGTGTTCTCCGATGATCTTCTGATGGGGTATGGACAATGAGTGTGATTTCCATTTTGCAAGCAGCTAACGATGCCATAAAAGATAAGCTGCCAAAGGTTCGTAAAGGAAGCATTGATGATCAGGCCGACGCAATCGTGAGGCCTTCGATCAGTCTACACGTTGTTGAAGGCAAGGCTGAGTGGGATGCCTCCGGCACCAAGGCCAACGTGCCATGCAAATTGCTTGCGATCATCCAAGTGGCGAACATGAAACTATTTGAAGAGCGTATCCGTGAGGCTCTCATTGTTGAAGAAGCTCTTGTGCCTGTATTGCACGGCCTTGAACCTGATGGTTGCCAAGAGTTTGAATACAGCGGATGGAAGGATATCACGAATGCGACATTCCGAGAAGAGCGGATCTCGGTTCTCCAAGCATCGTATGACACCGCATATACGATTGATACAAGCAGACTAGACCTGCATCGTCTTGAATCGATCCTTACAAGCTATGAACTGGCTCAAGGATCCTCTGACCTTAGTTCCCAAACCGATTTTCAACAGGAGTCCTGATGACCATCAAGAATAATATCCCGGAGACCATGGTGCCCGGCTCGTATGCCGAGTTCAACTTCTACGCAGGACCAAACGGACTTCCTACGAATGTCCAAAAAGTATTGCTTGTTGGTGCAGGCCTTGCTTCCGCGAGCCTTGCCCCTGCAACCCCACTTGATATTTATTCCGAGTCCGATGTACTCGCTGCTGTCGGTGCAGGCTCCGTGCTGCACTCCATGTACTTGGCTGCAAAATCCGCATGCAAATACACGCTGATTACTCTCGTGAAGCATGCAGAGCCAACGGGTACCGCTGCAACTTGGGCTTTCTCCTTGTCCACTGCGGCAACGAAGAGTGGTCTTGTCCGTTGCTGGATCGATGCTACCTATGTGGATGCATCCATTGTGGTGGGATCAACTCCCGCACTGGCCGCCGCTGCGCTGGTGGCCGCCATCAATGCGAAGACCCAGCTTCCGGTGACGGCTTCTGCCACGGACGATGACATCACGCTCACCGCGAAGAATGTGGGCTCATACATCTCTGCTGCAGGTGGAGTCGCTATCAAGCTTGAAAGTATTGGCACCGACATGGTGGCGTCCTCAGTGACGACGACATCCGGTACCGGAACCGTTGATGTGACTCAGGCATTGGCTTCTGTCTTCGCAGAGCGTTACCACATCATCGGCCTGTCCGTAAACGATGCAACGAACCTCGGTATACTTCGCACTCACCTTGAGAATGCCGCTGGGCCTCTCGAACAGCGTGGGCAACGTGGCATTGCTGCCTTTGAAGGTGTCGCTACCGCAGCGAAGGCACTTGCCACAGGGATCAACCATGAGCGCATGCATATCGTGGCCACTAAGGCACTCACAAACCCTGTCTGGGAAATTGCCGCAGGTACCTGCGCAGTTTTCGCAAGCAACTCCCAGCCCAACAAGCCAATGAATGGACTCCCCATTGTTGGCCTCGATATTCCTGCAGTCGCTGGCCGTTGGAATGGTGAAGAGATGGAAGCACTGCTCTATGGTGGCGTGATTCCTCTTTCGACCGAAGATGGTGAGCTCACGATTGTGCGTGCCGTAACTACCAAGACTTCCAAGGATGGAGTGCGCATCGAGACGCTGGTGGACACCGGTGTAATCGCTTCGCTTGACTATGTCCGCGACGCAATCGTTGCGATGCACAAGGTCAAGTACAAGAACGCTGTGATCCATGAGCACTTGCCCTCCGCAATCAAGGAGGACAACATTGCAGTCTGCAACAAGCTTGAGGAAGCGACGATCCTCCGTAACGTGGATCAGTATGCAGATGACTTCCTTGTTGAGGAAGATACCGATCATCCTGGGCGCATCAAGGACTCTATTCCAGCACACGTGGTGCCAGGGCTCAACCAGATCTTCACAACCATCAACCTTTACTTGAACTGAGGCAACCATGAGCAGAATTTCAAAGGCAACAGTCATCGTTGATGGCGAACTCATCACCGATTTCAACAAGGTCAAAGAGAACGCTCGCAAGATTCATGAGCGGGTGAAGTTGATGGATGGTGACGACACGGTCGAGTCTCATCCTGAATTGGGTTTGTCCCTCACCTATGTTCCTGCAAGCGGTGCTGATCGCGTATGGGATGGCGTGAAGGATGCAACTATTATCCTCCAGTACAAGGGCGGCAGCAAAGTCACCTACACTGGCTGCGACGTTGAAGAAGTTGGCGAGCGCGACACCGATGGCCAAAAGGCCAACGAGTTCGAAATCAAGTTTATTGCCAAAGCCCGCAAGGTATCGTAATGGGAATTCGCGACGAAATTAGCAACGGCAGTAAAGACGAATCGGTGCTTGAACGCTTGAGCGCAGGCACGGATAACCGGCGCGAATTTGAATGGCCTGGAAAGTCAGGCGAACGCGTTGTTGTCCGGTTGCTTTCTGCAAAGGAAGTAGCCTCCGCAAAGTTTGCGAACCAGCGCGAGTTCAAGTTGGCTGGGATTGAGATCGCGGTTCACAACATTGGCGACTACCGCGAACAGGAGGTCGACCATTTCCTGTGGCGTGCCCTCACGGACATGGATGGCAAGCCGCTTTTCACGTCCCTCGACGACTTCCGGGGCTTCTGCTCCCGCGAGGTGATCGCGGTGCTTGCCGAGGAATACAACGAGCTTTCCAAGGACTGCGACCCTGGTGTCGATTCCTTGGACGAGTCTGGCCTCAAGGCACTTCTTGAACTTGTAAAAAAAAAGCCGGATCTGATCCCATCGAAGGTTTCAAGTTTGCGCACGGCATGGAGGCTGCTCAGTATTTTGGGCGACCAGCCCACGAACTGACAGGCTCGCAGTGGATCATCGCCATGGCTGTGGCGGGATGTCTCAAGAATGATTCTGGTGATGGATTCGAGGTGATTGGTGACGACACTGACTGAAAGCATTGCGATTCGCATTGGGGCTGATCCTACTGGATTGACCGCAGGCATTCGCCGTGCGGAGAGCTCCATTGACGCTTTTGGTTCACGTACTAGGGCGGTGATTGGCCGCATGGGATCTGCGATCAAGGGATCCGCTGACCGTATGCTTACGCCGATGACTGCTGCACTGACTGGCGGGGGAATGGCTCTTGCGGTGAAGCAGATCAATGATGTGGAGCTGGGCATGGTACGGCTTGGGAACCAGGCTGGATGGAGTAGCCAAAAGGTCACAGCAGTCACAAATCAAATTTTTGCCAGTGCAAAAGCTTCTGGGCAATCAGTGGATGATTTGATTGATGGTTTAAATAAATACGTTGACCAGACCGGTGATGGCGACGGTGCGATCGATTTACTGAATGGAACAGCAAAAGCAGCGACTGCGGTCGGGGCGCGAATGACGGATATGTCAACCATTGCAGCCCAATTAAAAATGAACTTCAACGTTGCTGGAAGTGAGCTCGGGAAATTTTTCGAGATGCTTTCAGTACAGGGTGATAAGGGAGCCTTCACCCTAGCTGATATGTCCAACTACGGCACACGTTTATTCTCAGCTGCTGCATCGGGTGGTATCAAAAAGGAAACACTCAATTCATTTGGAGCCATGATGCAGATGGCTCGCGAGACAGGCGACGCGGCCATGTCAGTAGAAACTATTGCAGCTACGTTCGCTGCCTTTCAACAGAATGCTAAGGAAATTAAACATTTCACTGGATTCAATGTCTTCGATAAGAAAGGTCAGCTTAAGGATGCTGAAGAAATCTTGAAGGTGATCACGAAATACACAAACGGTAGCCAAGAGAAAATGAAAAAATTCAGATTCGAACGCGAGTCTGAAAAGTTCTTCGACAAATTCCAGCAGCACTATATCCAAGATGGAAATTTCAGCTATTTCGAGGCGTTGAAAAATGCAGCACCTGAAGCTGCAAAAATGACAACCATCCAAGAGAAATTCAACAACACAATGAAGACGACGGCCTTACAGCTTCAGACAGGAAAAACAGAATTGCTGCATTTACTCGCTGTTAACCTTGCAGAACCTATCGAACAGGCAACCAATGCTTTGAAGTATTTGAATGAGCATCAAAAGCTTGCTGAAGATGGTTTCAAAGCAATCGCGGCAGCGGCGTTAGCCCTTGTTGCTATTAAGGTCGGCTCATGGGGTTTGGAAGCTGTAAAATTTGGTAAGGAACTTGTTGACTTAGGCAGAGGCAAGGGTGATGGGAAAAAAGGAATCGGAGGCGCGTTAGAAGGTCTTGGTGTACAAAAGGTGTTTGTGACGAATATGGGTGGAGGCATAGGAGGATCAGGGGTTCCGGGTATCGATAGTCTTCCATCATCTGCTGGGAAAAATCCATCGAAGCTTGTCGGGTGGCTCAAGAATACATTCCCAACATTTACGAAGTTCTTTGCCGGATTTATGAATGCTGGGAAATGGGTTACCGGTGGGTTAATGATGTTTGGAGGCAAAATCATCGGGACTGCTGTAAAATTTGTAGCAGGTCATGCCAGCATGATAAAGTCATTAGGCATCACAGGCGGGTTACTCGCTGCTGTGATTTTTACTGTGACCGAACTGGTCAATCTTGCCGAAGCATTCAATGACTTGCAGAAGTCTAGGCATTCAGAAGAAAAAGTTACAGCAGGTATGCAAAACGCAAATGCAGTAGGTATCCGGAAAAACTATGGAGGAAGAGCTGCTGATCTAAGTAGTCAGATTGATGCAATCGATAAAAAATTAGCATCGGAAAATTCATCGCTCTTGTCTAACGCACCTCTTGTTGGCGGTCTCTTCGACAATACGGAAGATCTCAACAAGCAACGCGCAAATCTTATGTCGCAATTTTTGGGCGTCATCAAGCAGCAGAATGAAGGAGCTACTGGTCAACCAAAAATACTGATTCAATTGCAATCAAATACCACCGTGGATCCCACTGGAAAAGTTAGCACCGAGCTAGTGACTCCTGGTCTTCCAAATTACATAAGAGCATCCACCATCCCAGGGCGCAACCTATGAAGCCGAATGCAAAACTCGGTCCATGGGATTTGTACCTAGAAGACGTATCCGACTCAGTGCCACGCGACCTTTCCGTGACCGAGTACCCATATCGAGTGGGTGCAGATGTAGAGGACATGGGACCAAAGGCCGAGCGATATTCATTTCGTGCGGTCATCAATGGCGATGATTTCGATGCGAACTACATCCCAATCCGCACATGGTTCCGGCAAGTCTTCACAAGCCCTATTGAGCTTGAACACCCAGACCTAGGCACTGTGTCTGGATATCCAGCCACGGCAACCTTTGTGCGCAACAACCGTAAGCGCTTTGCCGAGTTCACATTTGAGTTCGTTGTCGATGGACTAGATCCTGCCATTGCAGCCAGACCTGACGCCAAGGCTCAGGCCATCACCAAGACGCAAGCCATCAACGAAGATGCGCAGGCCGCTATTGCTGACGAGATGGCCAAGGCCGGAGTACCTGACGTCAAGGGCTCGGACTGGTCATTGCTGGACAAGTGGAGCGACATGGGTGCCTATGCCCGCAAGTTCGCCCTCGCCTGCTCCACTACGGCTGGAAAACTGAGAGGAGCCATTGCGTTGATCGAGGCTCCGGCTGACGCCATCAGTTCCACCATCACATACGTCGAATCATTGTCAGGGTCTCTTGTGTCGCAAATGCAGCAATGCATGGAGGCTTATGTAGCCCTTGGCCGACAGGTCTCTTCGTCATCCGACTCACGCAGCACCTCTCTCTCGATCTTGGCATCCATCGCGGACAATGGTCAGACCATGCTTGACGATGGCCTGATGGATGCGCCTGCGTCCGTACGCTCCTCGTTTGCGCAGCTGGCATCAATGGCCCTCTGCTACGAGTCGTCACGTCTGATGGCCGAAGACGAGGCAGCCCTTGCGGAGTCCGTTGCTTCCGAAAAGATTGCTCTTGACGATGCGGAGGGACATCCCTCGGCAGATGAGACCTCGCCTTATCTGCTTACCCCATCCATGCTGGAGGATTCCTTGGCTCTGGTGCGCCAGTTCATCCAGAAAAATTTGCCGGTGATGGACAAGTCTTCAAGCGTCGAGGCCATGGCCAACACGCTGACCGATGCCGTGCGCCGTTTCAAGCTTGAGTACCTGAGCACAAAAAAGATTGTGGTCACTTCGCCCCGGCCACTCCACCGCATCATCCTTGATGCGGGCTTGCCGTACAAGGCCGCAGAGCGTGTCTGTGCCCTCAATGGATTCAAGAACCCAACATTCTGTTCTGGGGAGGTGCTGGTCTATGAGCCGTGACACTCTCAGCCTTCGGCTTGGTGGATCCACTCTTGACACGTGGATCCGCTACAGCGTGACGACCGCGCTCACTGAGCCCGAAGGCTCATTCGAGCTGGAGACGGCAGCAACCATTGATGTGGCCGCTGGTGACCGTATTCAGCTTTGGATTAACGGCACTTTGGAATTTACGGGAATTGTGGATTCCGTGCGACGCAAGACAGCGAAGGGATCCCGAACAGTCAGCATTTCTGGACGATCCCTGTTCGCGCTCCTTGTCGATTCAAGCGTAACGGACTTTGGCACCATGCCCACGACATTGCAGAAGCTTGCGGAGAAGTTGGTGCGCAAGCTGCCTTATATCGGCAAGGAAAATTTCAAGTTCCAAGATGCCGCAGGGAAAGTCCATGTCGATGCCAACTGGGAGAAGGACAAGGAGAACCGGAAGCACATCCAAGTCAAGCCAGGAGAATCGGTCTTCGAGGTTTTCAAGCGTGCTGCGAATACCCAGCAGCTTTTGTTCTGGGGTGATGCCGACGGATCTTTCGTCGTTGGGCATCCACGCCGCACGGGCAATGCGGAATACCATATCATTGGAAACAGCACAGGTGGCACAAACTATATCGAGGGCGAGTCAGAAGACACCATCGTTGACCGGCATTCGCTTGTGATTGTTGTTGGTGATGCACAGGATGACGATGGCATCGGGCATGTCAAGAAGACTCTGGAGAATAAAAAATTTCCTTTCTACCGCCCACTGGTTTTGGCATGGAATGACGAGGACGGCCCGGCAAGCAAGGGGGCAAAGCTCCGCCTTGAGTCCGAGGATGCCAACGCAAGACGCCTAACCTACACGATGCGCGGCCACGCCCTTGATGGTCGTGTATTCCGCGTCAACCGTCTGGTGCGTGTTGATGATGTGCCGAACAATGTATTTGGAATGTTCCGCATCACGAAACGGACATTCACCTGCGACCGCGAAGGAAGCCGCAAGACCACCATCATGCTTGAGCCGGTTGGAGGTGCGTTCCTATGATAACTTTCTTTTCCAGCATCGTAACGTCCTGCAAGGACATTGCAGGCAAGCTCCGTCGCATAAGCGCTTCCGCAGGAGGACGAATAATTGATGATCGCCTTCTCATGCAGCAACGTGGATTTGCGAGTGTTCCCAAGAGCGGAGACCAAGTGCTATTTCTCCAGCTGGGGAATCTCATCGTAGCCATCGCAAGCGACTGCGCAGACCGGCCACCGCTGGCCGAAGGCGACGCGGCTCTTTATGCTTCTGCATCCTGCTACATCACCGTGAGTCCTAACGGATCAATCAAGATCAAGGCACCGAAGGGTGTTGATGTCGATGGTGACTTGCGCGTGAATGGTGATGTAAGCGACTCGGTTGGCAAGCTATCCGCGCTCCGTGACAAATACAATTTCCATGCCTCAATCGGAAATCTTGGGGCTCCGACTGGCATCCCAATGCCTGAATTCCAAGACAAGGGAGGCACTTGATGCTTGACCTCGACTCGCTCGACGCAGAATTTTCCACGATCATAAAGGCAGCAGATGGCTCTGCTTCCGTTTCCTCATCCTTGGCCAAGGCCTATGACGACTATGCGAAAAAAGCCGTGATAGCAGGTGCTGACTGCTCGCAGGGTGGCAACAAGGATTTGCTCATTGTGGCCTTCAGCTCGGACAATACGCCTGCAACCATTGACAGGATGGCGGCCAACCTATGCGCCTATTGGCAATCGCTCCCGGTACCGGGCACTCCCGCGCATGGCGGCGTCTCGGTAGTTGCCGTGTTGCCAGCGTTCGCGTCATTGGTTTCCGCAATGACCACAGCCGTCAAAGGCTGTGTCACCACATCGCAATTTGAAAAGCCCTACAAGCGCCTTTTCAGTGCCGTTGAAGCGGTCTTGAAGACTGTTCCGGTAATCGTTACCGAGATGATGCCGACAACGCCTACCGCGCCAGCTCCTTTCCCGGAGATCCTGCAATGACGCTTGATGACTTGAAGGAAGAGCTTGAGATGTCCATGACGATCCGCAAGGGATCGTTCTTCAAGCACCCGGAGTTTGGTCATCGCTTTGATGAACTGAAAGAAAGTGCTGCGACCGAGGATGTGCGCGGCAAGGCTCAGTCGTTTGTCAAGGAAGCAGTGCAATGGATGATCGACCTTGGCCATGCGTCATCTGTGGAGTCCTACGCACAGTACGACTCAAAAGACCGGCTGCTTGTCGGTGCAGAAATGTTTGCCAAGTCTGGCCGCTCCGTAACCTTTGAACGTTTTGTCGAGGTGTCCCATGTCTGAGACCGTTGATTCCATTTTGCAACGCATGCTGACTCGCGTAAAGGGTCTGAACCCAAATGCGAATACATCCAAGGGCAGTTCCCTCTATATCAGCATGGCTTCTGAGGCCACTGAGATCTGGGGGCTGTACAAGCAGAACGATTGGACTCTTGACCAGGTATTTCCTGATACAGCCTCAGTCACGACCCGTGAGCGCGAGGCTGCGCTTTATGGCATTTCAACCGCAAGCCTGACATCTGCAGAAGTCCTGACTGCGCTTTTTTCCCGGTACCGTAAGCCTCCATCGGGAGGCAAGATCCGTGACTACGAGCGGTGGGCGATGGAGGTGTCATCTGCGGGCAAGGCGGCAACTCTTTCTGCATCAATGGTCACAGGGACTTTTACTGACCTGTCTGCGGATAACCTGATCCATCCGCATGCGGGTACAACAGGCTTCGTAGTCGCCGATGGTGACGTTTCCAAATACCTGACCATTGATCTGTCTACGTCCCAGCCGATCTTTGGCCTTGGTCTCGGCACCTACAGCAGCCGTGAATCTGCATTTTCTGTCAGCTCCTCAGATTCGCTTGATGGCCCATGGATTGCTCAGGGATCCGTCACCCTAACGAATGGCTGGATCCAGATTTCCTTCACCGAGGTCTCTGCCCGCTACTGGCGCATTGCTTTGACTTCCATGGATACGTTGGACTCGTCGATCACGGACGTTTCCTTGCATACCATTGCGGTATATGGCATAGAGCTATATGGGTCATCGTCCTCCACTGAAGCTGCGACCAAAGTCAAGGGACATAAGAACTTTTATGGAGTTGGCACAGTTGGCATGGTGCTTGAGGGAGACTCCCTTTCAAAACGGTTTACGGAAGCCGTGCGCGAGCATCTTGAGGATGAAGGCCCTGTGGCTCCAAAGGAAATTTTTGTCTTCCCTTCGGCCACCAGGACTCTGTCCTTACGTGTTGCTCCAACGGGTTCCATCTCAAGTCCGTTGGCGTTCAAGACGGCTGTCGCACAATACTTTGCGGGACTTGGTACCGGGGATCCGTTCATCCCCGCGCAGGTCATTGTCTACGCGATCATCAATGGGGCAACAGACGCAAGCGTCTCCGTATCTGTTGATGGAGGAGCCTATGCAGTCCAGACAACATCGATGCTATCGACTGCCCTGCAACAGTTTATCCTCGGAAGCGTTGAAATTGTATGACGGTACTTACTAGCCCACATAGCCTGGCACTATCCCAGATATCTCCAATCACTCCAACGGCGCAGATGGATGCTGTGGCCATGGAACTCGACTTGGTAAAGGCTGACCTTGAAGCGAAAGACTTGGAGATGCATGCGGACACATGCACCGAAGCCTCCATTTCCCGTTGGGAAAATAAATATGGCCTGAGTGGCGACGGCTCGTTTTTTGAGCGCAAGCTGGCATTGAGGACAGCGATAGCGTCGGATACCGGTATCGCCGCAAGGCACTACGCGGCGTTGGCCGATGCGATTGGATTCAATGTTTCTATTCTAAGGCCAAACCGACTTTTCCGGGTAGGTGTATCGCACGTTGGAAATAAAGTCTTCTCAGATGACGAACTTTACACGTGGGGCGTTTCTGTACCTCTCAAAGCGGATGCAGCTCAGGCCTTGGTACAATGTTTTGAGGATGAGAAAATCCCATTCACATCAATTCGGTGGTCATTCTTAACTGAAGACCCCTCGACCCTGCTCCGCCTTGATGAGGCCGAAGTGTCCATGCTCTGTATTGACGGCAGCGATGGCAAGAACAACGCCTTCCAACTTCATCCAAATTTTGATGATGCCAAAACACATCCATGCCAATGGTCAAGCTCTGATGCTACGAAGGCAACAGTGTCGAGCACTGGCGTAGTTACTGGCGTGGCCGCAGGAAGTGTGACGATCACTTGTACTCATCTAGGAATTAGCAAGTCGTGTGACTTCACAGTATATACGACGTTACCTAGTGAAGTCGAATTGGCTAATCTTCCCGGCTGCGGCACGTACTATCCCTTTATGACTGCCGCATCGTTTGGCGCTAGACCAAACACTAGGATCACCTATAAATTGAAGAGCGTTGCTCCATTCGCATACGGATTTTGGAATAATACAGCAGGAGCGTGGGATCTATACTCAATGGGAGATGGAACCATGCGGTATCGTTATGCAAATCTCTCTAATTATTACGATTTTTACAGCTTAAAATCTATCCCTATCAACAGTGTCGTATCTTATGCAATGGCTCACTCGTCCGTTGCTAACAACGATCTGTGGCCATCGCTAAAGATGTGGGTGAATGGTGTTTTCACTGATGATAAACATGGTCAGTTAAACTCTGCCAGTCAATCGAACAAGCCCACATCTCAAATTGGCTACTATAACGATTTGGATCCGGCAAACTTTAAACTTGTGTCGCTGGTGACGGACAGTCGATTGACTGGCAATCCTGATTTGTTGCTGGACAAAACCTACGCAGAACAGTACAACGTGTATCAGAATTGGATTCGTTACACCGATCATGATTCAATCGTCAATCATGCCGTCATTCCAAACATTGGTACAGGTGGTTCTCAGTATGATTTAGATGCAGTCAAAGTTCCTGACGACTGGTTTTCAAATCAATTACTTCGCTTAGATGAGGCCGAAAGTGTCCATGCTCTGTATTGACGGCAGCGATGGCAAGGGAAACGCCTTCCAGCTCCATCCTGTCTTTGATTGTCAATCACAATCATGCCAATGGTCAAGCTCCGATGCGACGAAGGCAACAGTGTCTAGCGCTGGCGTCGTCACTGGCGTGAGTGCAGGAGATGTGACGATCACCTGTACTCATCTGAAGGTGACTAAGACTTGTACGTTCACAATATATACGACT